AAGAGAGACAAACATATAGACTTCGATTTAGTAGAGCCATTTATTTATGAAGTTTATGGTGATTACAAAAAACATAATGAAATAATTGAAAGATTAATTCATCAATGGATAGATAGTATTCAGATAAATAAAGCCTGATGCGAAAGTTTATACACGATTGTTATCAAGGAGTAATGAATCATGAAAGAAATCCTTTACGACATATACCTGATGAAGGTCTCAGACATATGGTTATGCAGTTGTTAGCTTGGATGTGGTGCATAGTTTTTTCAATATACTTTGGAAGCTTTTTAATATTTGGACTAACGGCGATAGCACATTTTATAGTTATAGTTGCAATAGTTATAACTGTGGTAAGTTTTAAAAAAGCAGAAAAATATAAACATCCTAACGGTGTTTTAAATTATGAAAAGATACAAGGAAAGTATGATGACATCTGGTAAGTTTTTATCAAAAGATAAATCACTAATAGATTTCGATAGCATTCTACAAAATAAAAACCAAGATAGAATAAGTTGTCCGCACTGCTTTTCTTATAAATCTATCAGGATAAGAAAAATAAATGGTATGATAAAATGGGAATGTTTTGATGCAAACTGTAATAAGTATGGAATATATAATGATTCTGTTTCTATGAATGATTTACAGAACATATTTACTGGTAAGAAAGAAATTAAAGATGATAATTATGAATTACCTAAAAGCTTTTTCAGTCCCATGACAAGAAATAAACCAAGAAATTTTATGAAGAAATGGAACTTAAATCCATCAGAACTAGATTTAGAATTTAGATATGATGTAAAGGAAGATAGATTTGTTTTTTTAATTATTCATGGTGGTAGAATAAAAGGTGCAATAGGAAGAGCTTTGTATGAAACTAAATATCGTTGGAAAAAATATAATTCTTGTGACTATCCATTTGTATGTGGTGTTGATAATGACATGGGAGTTATAGTAGAGGATTGCATATCAGCTTGTAGAGCGTCAAGCGTTGCAACTGGTGTTGCTATCATGGGTACTAGTTTAAGTGAACCACATAAAAATTACATAGAAAAAAATTTTAAAAGTGTATTGATATGTCTTGACCCTGACGCAAAATCCAAATCATTTGACATAGAAAGACAACTAAGTTACAACTTAGATAAGAGGATAGTATGGATAAAGCAAGATTTAAAATACTATCGTAGTGATGAAATTAAAAATGTATTGGAGGTTTAATTGGCAACGTTAATTGAGGTACAAGAAGAATTAAAAAAATCTAAGAAAGAGTGCAGGGAACTAAGAAAGATAGTAAAAGAGTTTGAGATTAGAGAAAAATTTTATCAAGAGAGATTAGAAAGAGCACATGAAAAGAACGCTGAGATTAGAAGGCAAAGAGATAACATGACTATGGATGATGTTGCAAGAATGCAAAAAGCAAGAGCAGAATATGTAGAAAAGTTTGTTAAAGATAAAGATATAGCAGAAGCTTTTGATGAGCAATCGAAGATAAAATTAGATTCGAAAGGTATAAATAGTGAAGAGAAAGATAACGAAAGAAAGGATTGATGTGAATCAAAAAGAACTCAAGGAGATATTTGGTATTTTAAATAATGCTAAAAGGTACGAAAGGGTGGTAAAAAAATTTAACAAGGCAGTAGACAAAAAAATATTAGGAGGCACAGGTGAAAAATTTATTGGCGTTGAAGATAATAAAATTATGTTTAAAAAGGGAGTTCTACCAAAGATACTCAAAAAAGATAAGTAAAGAAAGTTTAGCAAATATAAATGACATATATAAAACCATCGGAAGAATTTATGATGAGCTTGAAAGTTGTAAAGAGATACTGCCTGATGACTTGCACATTCATCATCTTACTTATAATCCTACTTTAACAGAATCTAAAAAAGAAAAATCAGAACAACTATCAAAAGATTTAAAAGAGGTAGAGATAAATGAAGATAGTGTTGTACACACAATAGAACAATTACATATATCTCAAACTGCACATAAAGCTTCTCAAGAACTTTTAAAAGTTTATGAAGGTAGAAGCAAAGATATAAAATCAATTATAAAAATATTAGAAGAAGAAAATACTATCGGCGATAGTGTTGTTGAAGTAACAAAAGATTTAGATGAGTTGTTACAAGAAATGGATTACTCAAAACTATTTAGTTTTAATTCACCAAGTGCTTTGAATAGTTATGTGAAGGGTGTTGGCAAGGGACACTTCACTATCATATTTGCAAGACCTGAATCAGGCAAAACTACCTTTTGGATAAACATGGTTGCAGGTGATAATGGATTTGCACATCAAGAAAAAGTCAATAATATAGCCATTTTTTGCAACGAAGAACAACCAACTAGAAACGTATTTAGAATGATACAAGCTTGTGCAAACATGACTAGAGATGAAGTAGACAAGGAACCTAGCAGAGCAAATGATTGTTGGAAATTAATTAAAGATAAAGTTCATGTTTATGACTGTAAAGATTTTACCTTGAGTGGAATAGATGAGTATTGTGAAGAGTATCAACCACAAATAATAGTTATAGACCAATTAGATAAAGTAGAAATACATGGAAGTTATAATAGTAGTCATGAAAAACTTAGAGAGATTTATAAATGCACAAGAGATATAGCTAGTAGGAGAGATGTATGTGTGTTTGGAATATGCCAAGCTAGTAGTGACGCACATGATAGAAACCATATTAGTTTTAATACTATGGAAGGTAGTAAAACAGGTAAAGCCGCTGAGGCAGATTTAATAATTGGTATTGGAAAAAAAGATGATTGGGAAAATGATGAGGACTTTACTAGAAGTTTATGTATTAGTAAAAATAAATTGACAGGTTGGCATGGAGTGATAAATTGTAAGATACAACCTACCAAGTCGAGGTACATAGATTGACCAGAGATTTATATAACAATCCTAATTTAAAATTAAAAAATTGGTGGGAAAAAATTCCTAATAGTAGAGAACTAGGAACTACAAAAAATAAACAAATATATTCTTATGAGATATGTGTATCTTGTGAGATAGATTTAGAAGATGGTGTTTGTCCAATGTGTGGATACGGAAAGGAGGAAGAATGATTAGCGTTCTAGATATTGAAACAACATTTACAAAGGAAGGTGATAATACACCTTATAATTCAGAAAATAAATTAGTAAGCGTGGGGGTGAATGATGAATATTTATTTTTTAATCATAGCGAGTATGACGGTGACTCTAATGTTAGTTATCATAGGTTACAGTCCATTTTAAATGAAACAACTTTATTAATAGGTCATAATTTAAAATTTGATTTATCATGGCTATTAGAATGTGGATTTAAATATAATGGTAAAGTTTGGGATACTATGATAGCTGAATATGTTTTGTTAAGAGGACAAAAAAAATCTTTAAAATTATCGGAGTGTTGTGAAAGAAGAGAGGTAGGAAATAAGTTTAGCACATTAGAAAGTGCTGTGGATTCTGGTTTAGGCATAGATAATATACCAATAAAAGATTTAGAAACATATGGAAGAAATGATGTTGCCATAACTAAAAGTCTATATGAAAAACAAAAGGAAGCTTATCAAGGTAAACTTACTGGTAAAATGATTCCTCACTTAGATATGCTTAATGAATTTTTATTAGTCTTAACTGACATGGAGAGAAACGGAATACAAATTGATGTTGATTATTTATCTGACTTAAAAAGAATTTTAAATAAAGAGTATATGTCCTTGAAAGTAAAAATAAATAATACGATACAAGAAGTTATGGGAGATACTCCAATAAACATAACAAGTAGTGAACAATTGTGTAAGGTAATTTATTCTAGAGAAATAATAGATAAAAAAGATTGGGCTACAACTTTTGGATTAGGATTAGATGAAAATGGTAGAAGAAGAAAGCCTATGCATTTTCCAAGTAATACTTTTAGTAATATAATAGATGCACAAACTAAGCCAGTTTACTTTACGATAGGTAGTAAATGTAAAAGGTGTCATGGCGTAGGATATATAAGAAAAACAAATGCAGATGGAAGACCTTCAAAAAGATTAAATGTTTGCCATAAATGTAAAAAACAAGGTGTAGTTTTGACAGAGACAAGTAAGATAGCAGGGTTCAATGTAAAACCAAAAAGTAGTTACAACATTACTGCAAATGGTTTTAGCTTGGATACAACTAACTTAGAGTATATCGCCGATAGACAACATGGTAAATTAAAAGTATTTGTAAGTGATATAATTAGATACAAACAATTAGAGAAATATCTATCCACATTTGTAGACAAGATGAGAAATGTTGTGTTTGAAGATAACAGATTACATCCTAGTTTTAATCAGACTGTAACTGTCACTGGTAGACTATCTTGTTCTGACCCAAACTTTCAAAACATACCAAGGGGCGATAAGTTACCAATAAAAAAAGTTGTAGTCTCAAGATTTGAAAATGGTGAAATTATTGACATGGATTTTTCTCAACTTGAATTTAGAGTAGCAGCATTTTTATCTCAAGATGAACAGGCTATGAGTGATATACTAAACGGTGTAGACATACATCAAATTGCAGCCGATGCTTTAAATGTTGAAAGACAAGATGCTAAAGCTTTTACTTTCTTGCCTTTGTACGGCGGTTCATCTGGTGATGAGATAGGTAAGAAATGGAATGAAACTTTTAAAAAAAGATATAAAGGTATTATTGAATGGCAGATAGAGGTGGAGGATTTAACTCTACAAACAAAGGTTCTTCTTAGCAAATCAGGTAAACAATGGTTTTTTCCTGATATTGAAAGGAAGTGGGGCGGCTCAAACAAATATACACAGACACGTAATTATCCTGTGCAAAGTTTTGCAACCGCCGATATAGTTCCTGTTGCTTGTATTAATTTGCACAACCAAATAGCAGGTATGAAAAGTAAAATCATCAATACAGTGCATGATTCTATTATTATTGATGCTTATCCAACGGAGGTAAACGATGTCATAGCTAAGCTCAAATACTCTTGTGACAACATCAAACAAAGTCTGTTTGAAAGATATAAAATTAATTTCAATATACCCCTTGAATATGAAATAAAAAAGGGGTATAATTGGTTAGATACTAAAACTATTTAGGAGAAATATATGACAGATAAAACAATCTTTGGTGATATGACTGAAGAAGAAATAAGAAAAGAAACGGGTGGAATAAAGAAGGAACAACCATCTTTCATTAAGAATCTAAGAATAAATCAGAAGGATGTAGATAAAAATAATAATGACAGAGTTGCAAAATATAGAGGGTACTTTGTATTTTGGGATGATATTACAGAGCAGTTTGGATACTTTGAAAAAGCAATTATAAGACCCTTCATAAAACTTCAACAGTTCTTAGTTTACTCACCACAAGAAAGAAAATATACTGGTGAATCTATACTAATTAAGAATGGAGAAGAAGCTAAAGATACTTTTGGTGGAACTTCTTGTAATTATGTTCCACAAGCTAAAAGAAACGAGCTATCTGATGACCAATTAAAGGATGCCAGAAATGTTGGATTTTATACCGTAATTTACGGAACAGTAAAGTTAGATGGGTTTAATTCAAAAGATGAAAAGATTAGTGTTGATAGTTCTTTTCAAATGAAGTTTCAAGGAAAAAATGGTGCTACCTTAAGAGATATGATACAACTAACAAAAGGTGTATTACATCAAAATGAGTTCCACCTAAAAACTGTACCCAGTCCTACTGGTATGGGTTACCATTTAGTTATCGGCGATAGAGTATCTCTTGATGTACCCTCTGACCCAAAAGAAAATAGTGATGATGGTAGACTTTATACTCTGTTTCAAAAAGATGTCAGTGCTCATAATGCATCAGTGTTACAAAAGTATAATGAAGCAGTGAAAAAAAAAGCCAATGACAAAGAGGCTGTGCGTAAAGTAGAAGCTTCTTGAGTCAAGAAATAATTGAAAAGATAAAAGATTTTTTAGTACAGGCGGATAACTCGCCTGTGCAAATAGACGAAAAACTTATTGACGAATTTGCAGAAAACTGTAAAGCTCTTATAAAAAAACAATTCACATCAAATAGAGATAGGTCTTTTAGAGTAAGAATGTCTGGTATTGGAAGACCTCTTTGTCAATTACAAATGGAAAAAGCAGGTGCTGAAAGAGAACAAAGTCCTTATAATAATAAACTAAGATTTTTAATAGGAGATATGATAGAGGCACTAACTGTTTTTATAATAAAATCATCTGGTATAAAAGTTGATAGTGAACAAAAAGGTGTGAAAAGAAAAAACAAATACTTTGAAAATGGCTTGACTGGAACTTATGATATAGAAATTAATAACAAAATATTTGATATTAAATCTGCTAGTGACTGGTCATTTAAAAACAAATTCAACATGGGCTTCGGTGCTGTTGCAGAGAAGGATGTGTTTGGATACTTATCACAAGGTTATTTATATGCGGATACTGAGAAAAAAGATTTTGGTGGGTGGATTGTAATTAACAAATCATCTGGTGAAATTTGTTTAACAGAACCTCCTAAAGATGATAAGGTGTATAAGGACAGGGGTCTCAAGGTGGCTAATGATAATATAAATGCCTTGATGCAAAACAAACCATTTAAAAGATGCTTTGATGAAGTAGAAGAGACCTATAGAAATAAACTAACTGGTAACAAAAGATTAGATAGTGTTTGTGAGTGGTGTTCATTTAAACACCCTTGTTGGGGTGGTAAGATACAGAAGTTACCACAACAAGTATTTGATGAGAATGGTAACCATCGCTCTAAGAATCCCAGACATTTCTGGTATACTTTTCTTGCTAAGAAAGATAAAAATGACTGATGAAAATGATGACTACTCAGGCACTGTAATAGTGCTAAAACCCTACGGTAAAAATAAATATGTTGTAGCATATGGAACAGAGAGTCCATCTACTTCTGATGAATCTTACACCGTACAACTACTAGCGATGGGTGCTATAGAAATGATGATAAGAGACCCTCAATATCTTATTGATGTAGGTGAGAGTGTAATGAATGATGTTAAAAAAAATGGGAAAGGAAATATAATAGATATAAACGAGTATTTAAAAAAGAAATTACATTAGGAGGTTTAGGAATGAAACATAATAGTAATTTTAAACACGACCTCGAATGGGGAAAACAAGGGGAGTTTGTGGTAGGGGAGATACAAGAGGGAGATAAGACAGAGGTAAAATCAGAAAGAGATAAGTGGATTACAACAGGTAATCACTACTGTGAATATCAAAGTAGAGGTAAGGACAGTGGCATTAGAAAAACAGAAGCAGAGTGGTGGACTGTAAATTTTTATAGCGGCGATAGATTTTGTTTTAATTTAACAGTAAAGACAAAAGACTTAATAAATATAATAGATAATAATAATTTCAATAAAGTTCCTGGGGGTGATAATAATACTTCTTGGGGATATTTAGTTCCTATTAACAAGTTGATTGATTTTAATAATTATGCTCTACTATAGTGAGTATGAACATGATATAGACTTTAAATACTTCAATAAACTTAGTGCAAAAAATATGTATAATCAACTAATGTTGAATATATATAATGATGGAAGATTGATGGATAGAAAATTATGTGGTGATTCCATAACCTTGCAAGAATTTATGTATACTCTTTATGTTGGTATTGCTAAAAGGTCTGACGTAAAATTTATACTGCACAAAGTAGCTAATAAAATATCTTTATTAGAAAAATACATTACATTACATTTTAATGCTGATGAAGAAGATGATGTAGATAAATTTTATTTATACGAAAATAAAATATACTCATTAGAAAAAGAGTTATTAGATATGATAGATGAAGAAAAGCAATATGAAAAAAGATATAACTATTTAAAAGAAAAATATGGAGTAATTAAATGAAAACAGAAGAGATACTACAAGTTTCTGCAGACCTAGTGTCTGGAGATAGAGCTAAGACTTATGGTGATAAAAAGAAATTACATGATGAGATAGCTCGATATTGGTCTACATATTTAGGAGTAAACATTACTGCTGAAAATGTAGCGATATGTATGCTACTACTTAAAGTAGCTAGAACTAAAACAGGGTCTAGTCATATGGATAATTTTATTGATATGGTAGGCTATTCAGCAATAGCAGGAGAAATACATGACGAAAAGTGATGAGAAGAACACTCAAAAAAATTACGTGATAACTGAACAACAAAGAAACGAAATAGTTCAGTATTTAGTTAAGAGACCTTTTTACGAGTCTTCTAAATTAATTAATATACTTGGAGGTTTGACAGAAATAAATGACAACATCTCACCAAACTTCATCAAAAAGTAAATTTAATTTATACACTTTGAAAGTCGATTGGGAAGATGGTCAGTTCTTCTGGGATGAAGAATACATCAATACTAAGGAACTAGTAAAAGAATTTACAGATAAGTATGGGAAACCCATAGATAAATATTCTAGAAAGAAAAAATTAAATATGCCATTGCCGTTTATTCTATCGGCGATAGTCAATCTTTTAAAAGACGAGTATAAATATTCGTATAATAAAACTAGAGAACTTATAACTAATCTAGTTAGCTAGTTCTTCCATCTGACTACTTAATTTTTTAGCACGATTTGGGGTCTGTTTTGCCCACCTAGAATCGAGCATCTCGGCTGCCGCATCCATA